GTTCATTTTTTATTTTTTCAATTTCTTCTTGTGCCTTATTAGCATTTGACATATAAAAATCAACTACAATATCTTTTGAGTCTCTAGGTTCTTCATATTTTGCCTTATTTATCACTTCTCTTTGTTTATCATTTATAACTGGAATTTTGTCTAATGCTTCTATTCTTTTTCTTTCTTCAAGAACAGCATTTTCAATTTTTTCTTTTTCACTTCCTTTAACTTCATTAATAATCTGATTTTTAAAATCATTCATTAATTGTGGGTATTCATTCACTAATTCTTGTACACTTTTTGGCATATTTATTCCTCCTGCATTTTTCATATTTTCAATTTCTTTTAATTTTTCTTTCAATAAATCTTGATGAATATAATTTTCAATATGCAACTCATTGGAAATATTTTTTATATTTTCTAACGAGTTATCATTCTCTACTATTTCATCAACAAATCCAGCTTCTAAAGCTTCATTAGCACGAAACCACTTTTCATTATTCATTTTTTCAGCAATTTCTTCTCTATTTAATTTAGATTTTGTACAATAAATATCTAAAATAGATTCCTTAACTGTATCTAAAAGTTGAATTTGTTTTTGTAATTCTGCTGTATTCCCATAAGCATAAGTTAGAGGATTATGTATCATGAATAATGCTCCTATTCCCATAACTACCTTAGAGGCACATAAAACTAAAAAACTTGCAGCACTTGCAGCTAATCCATCTATATAACCAGTTATTTGAATATTATTTACTTTTGCAAAATTTTTTAAAAGATTATAAATAGTACTTGCTTCAAATACATCTCCTCCAGGAGAATTTATCCTCAAATTTATTTGAGAAACATTCTTATAATTTTCTAATTCTTTTCCAAAACTAGCTGAACTAACTTGTCCATATTCTTTGTCAGCCCATTTTGTTATAGTCCCATATATTCTAATTTCAACTGTATTTTCTGATAGATTTTTTATTTCAAAAAATTTATTTTCATTTATTCTAGGCATTATTTTTCACCCCCTTTACGAATATTTTTCAAATCTTTTTCAAGAAGAGCAATTTCTTTTTCTTCTTCTGCTCTTTCTCTAAAGATTTCTTCGTAGTCATAGCCTGATGTAGCAGCTATTATACTTCTGCTTGTAGTAAAGTTTTCAAGTTCTTTTCCATTTGCATTGGCATCTTTTAATGGATCAAGAGATGATTTTCCAGCTCCAACCCATATGCAACGAGTGAAAGCATAACGAACTGATTCATCTTCAAAAAAGTTTGGACAATCTATATCACCATTTTTTATAAGTTCAAGTATAAATTCTTCATAAATTGGTTGACAGAATGTTCTTTCTAATATTTTTCTTGAAACTTGAAACCTTTGATGTGCTTCTTCAAGTGAAGCTTTTGCAGCACTATATGAATTTTTAAAGCTAGACATCAAAACTTCTTTACTAATCTCTAAGTTTGCTCCTATTTCTTCATATATTGCTTCAACAAATTCTTTAAAATTTTTATTGGGTCTACTTGTAGAAAATTCTTTTATTTTTTCTCCTGGTTTACCTACTACCAAAGTTCCATGATCTAAGGTTATTTGTTGTTCTTTTTGTTTTGGATTTTCTGTTGTATTTTCTTCATCAGTTGTTCCAAAACCTCCTGCAAATCCCTCTTCATCAGCACTTTCACTTTCAATAATAAGTCCTATCATTGCATTGATAACTGCTGCTGTTAATTCAGAGCTTTTATATTTTCCTAGCTGTTTAAGTGAAAAAATAATCGGACCTAAAATTGGAACTCCTCTTCTTTGTCCTATTCGTTCAGGTTCAAAAATATGCAAGATATTTTTTCTACCTAAACTGTTAAAAGCTGGATACCCTTTTACTTTGTAATTAAAGTTATCTCCTGGATGTGACGAAGCTACATAGTATTTTTTAAGCTCTCCTTGTTCATCATACTCAACTCCTGATTTTATATATTTATTAATAGTTCCTATCGGATTCACAATTCTATCTGCTTCAAGAAGTTGAATACAAAGTTCTATACTAACTCCTTTTCTGTGTTTTCTCATTGGAATTGCGAAAGCATCTCCATTCATTATCCAACTAAGTTGTAACAGTGATTGTAAATCATAAAAACTAAACATTCTACTTGCATCAGAATTAGGAGATAAAGCCCATGCATTAAACTTATTTTTTATAATTCTTTCTAGCTCTTTTGCTTTTTCTCTTTCTATTCCTAAATAGACATAATTAATTGTTGGTTTTGGCAATAAGCCACTTCCAACAGTTTTAGTTCTCATTTTTTTTAGTGCAGCTCCAGCAAGATCATTATTCATATATAAGTTTCTTGACTTTGCTCTTAAGTCTTCAAGACTTAATAACAAATCTTCATCAGGACTATTAGCTCCAACATTCCAATTTTTAAGAACAGGATCATCTTTATTTGAATAACCTTTCTCAATTTTTATAAGGTTATCATATTTTCGCCTCTCTCTAATTCTTTCAGCACCAGCTTTAGGATTAAAGTACCCTATCGCCTTGTCAATTAAATTCATAAAAACCTCCTATCTAGGAATAATTTGAAAAGTTCTAGGACCACTATATCCTCTTTGTACTTTTGCTAATCTTTCAGACCATATTTTTATATTTCTAGCTATCTCTTGTGAATTTGCTCTTGTTAAAACTCTATTTCCAATTGTATAGCTCTGACTTTTTGACACAGCCAAATCAGCTGCTAACCAAGCTTGTAAATGTTCTTTACATTGTTCTTCTGTAAATACCATTATTTAATCTCCTTTCTCATATATTTTTTATCATTTAAATCAATTGGGATGAGTTCTACTGCACCTGTTGCATAATTTCTCAAATCCAAAGGTTCATTTCTTCTTCCTTGAAGAATTTCCCAGGCTATTTTCATACCTCTTGGGGTTGATTTTTTTACTTTTACCTCAGCTGTTAGTCCTTTAAAATAATCTATTCCATATCCTTGTGTACTAGATTTTGGGAAATGGCATTTACCTGGACCATTTAAAATTGAAAGCCTTGAATATGTTAAATCTTTCAAAGCATTTACTCCTAGACTAAGTAAATTTATTGAAGGAGTACCTTTTTTAGTTGTTTTTCTAAAACCATTTAGAATATTAACTCCCCAACTTCCTTGTCCTTTAATTGCATAAATTCCTCTTTTCTCTTTTTTATGGACATATTTATATACACTTCCTGTATGATGTCCTCCTGAATCTATAAGAGTTGCTGCAATCATTAAAGATTTACCATTTTTATATTTAAATTTTTTTCTTAAAAAAGCATCTAATTTTAACCATACTTCTTCTTTTCCTGGATCACCTGGAAAATCTCTATAAATAATCCCATAACTTTCATAACCATAACCCCAGCCAACAACCTCAACCTCGAGTCTATTGTCTTGTACATCCACACCAGCAGTAAGAATAACAACATTGTCATGTAATTCTGCTCCATATTCTTCTCTTGTTTCATAGATTGCTTCATAATCCATAGCACTATCAAGATTTACAGTGAATGTCTTACCTAGTACAGTATTTATAAAAGTTTTATATTGAAAATCGTCATCTTTGACATTTAGATATTCAGCTATAATTTCTTTCCAACTTACCCAGGGTGAAGCTAATGCATTAAGATGAAAACTTCTATTTTCTTTTTCTTTTGGAAACTTAGCTATCCATTTCCCATTAGTTTGTCCACATTTTTTCCATTCGCTTTCAACTGCACTTTCTCCACAAAATTTACACTCAAATTCAGGCTCTACCAAATCTTGATATTTAAGTTGCTCAAACTCTAAGGCTTGATATTCTCCACAGTATGGACAAGGTAAACTCCATTCTTCTTGTGAACCTGCCAAATATAATAATTGTATTTTAGAAGTTGCATCATCTGTGGGAGTAGAAACTCTTATTTTTTTGCTATCATAAAAATTGTTTGTTCTTCTCTCAGCTAATTTTACTGGGTCTCCTTCTTTTTTTGCTGATAAAGGAAACCTGTCAACTTCATCTAACAATGTAATTTTTATAGGTCTACTTGCTAATCCAGATGGAGAATTTGCTCCAACAAATCTTACATATCCCCCAGGAAACATTTTTTCCTGAACAGTTCCTGTTTCTCTTTTATTAACTTTATCTACTAATGTTTTAAGAATTTTTGTATCTCTTAACATAGGTTCAACTCTTTCTTTTGAAAATGATTTGGCATCATCAACAGTTGGTTGAACAAAGAGAATAGGACAAGGATCTAAGTGCATATATCTTCCTAAAATATTTAAGAGTAATTCTGTTTTTCCAACCTGTGCTGAACTCATAATGGTTATTGATTTAGTTATACTGTCAGTAACACAGTCAAATATTGCTTTCATATATGGTGTTCTATCAGTTTCCCACTTTCCAGCTTCTGCTGCACTCTCTCTTGAAAGTACCCTGTATTTATCTGCCCATTCAGCAATAGTCAAATCTTCTGGGGGAGCTAAAGTATCTTTTACAATATTTTCAATCAGATGTATTGTGTGTTTCCCCAATATCTTCATCTTTAATAACCTTTCTTTCTTCATATTTGTATTCAATCAATTCTTCTAAAACATCATAAATAGCTTTTTTTAAAATTTCTTTTATTTCAAGTTGATTATCCTTATTTAGCAATTGAACTGAGATTTTACTAGGAAGAGCCATCAATTTAGATTTAAAATTATAATTCATATTTGAAACTATTCTGATAACATCACTTTCATGATGATATTCTTTTTTTAAAATTTTTAATTTATATTCTTTCAAATCTTTATCAGCTCTCTTTAATTCAGCTGTTTCATCTTTTCCTGAATTCTTTTCAACAAATATTTCTATCACTTGGAGTAAATCATATTTTCCAGGAGCAATTCTAGCAGCTTTAAAATAATCTCTAACTTTTCTCTCTGAAAATTGAAATAATTTTGCAATTCTATTTTCCGTTGCTAAAACCTGTTGCATTTTTCCTCCTCGCGTATATAAATTATTTTTTGGCAAACTTGAAATTTTTCTTAAAATTGATGTTTTTTGAGCTCTTCGGACCCTCAACTCAGAAAATCGTCTGACAGTACCTTATTCTATAAGAACAAGTTGACCTGCCTTTTCTTTTTTCTTTGCTTCTTCCAGTTTCAATTCATCAGTTAGCTTATATCCAAGCATCTCATTTATGATCCTGGTAGCTGTAGCTGAAGCAATGAACTGCTTCTCCTTTACTACTGTCTTGATTATTGAATGCCCATCAGGGGTTGATGAATCTGTGTATTCAACTCTTTCAACTCCTTTTATTCCCTCATCTCTAATCGTAACAAGTGCATTAAGATTTGCCATTACTCCATATCTAACATCATCTTTTAACTTTTCTCTTAGCTCTACTATTGTTCCAATTATCTTTGGATTCTTTTCTATATTTGCAGCCTTAGTCTTTTCACTATATCCTGCTTCTAATTTTGCTTCTTCTTTACTAAAACCACACATTCTAAACATAACATACTTAGTCTGCTTTTCTGTCAAGCCCTCAAAATTGGATATTTTTGCATTTTTTTCTTCTTGAATTTCCTTTCTAATTTCCTTATACTTTTCTAAATATCTTCTAATCCAGCTAGTAATTGTATTTAGATTATATTTAGTTCTTTTTTGTATTTCAGAATATAGGTTTTTCTTCTTTGTACTAAATTTTGTTATTTCAAGCTGAACATATAGTTCTAGCACTTTTAATTGCTTATCTGTGAATATTTCTTTTTTCATGTTACATCACCAGCATAGAGTTCACTTTTAACTTCATTCCAGTTATAAGTTTTCCCATTTCTTAAAAGTTTTATATCTTCTTTGTCCATTTCAGCATATCTCTTAACAATTACATCAGCATACTTTTCATCAAATTCCATTAAAAACGCTTTTCTTTTTAGCTGTTCAGCAGCTATTAGTGTACTTCCAGAGCCACCAAACAAATCTAAAATATTCCAATTTTCTTTGCTTGAATTATGTATTAACTTTGATATAAGCCTTATTGGTTTCATTGTTGGATGAATATCATTTTTCAAAGGCTTATTTTCTCTAATAATTGTTGTATACTTTTCTAAAATATTTTTTAAAGTTTCCTGTAATTCTTTCTTTGACATACTTTCAGTTTTTGAGTAAATTTCTTGAATTGTATCCTGAGTAAAATTTCTTATAAAAAAGTGTTTTACTCCTTCTTTCCAACCATAAAGGCAAGGCTCATGTTTCCAGTTATAATCTTGCCTAGAAAGGATAAACTGATTTTTAACCCAAATTAGACATTGAGAAATTTTAAATCCTGCTTCTGTTAATGCTCCACGGAATGCTTTTGTTTCAGAGTCTGCATGAAATATATAAAATCCTGCTCCTGCCCTCATCACTTCATAAGCATTTTTATAAAAAGCTAATAAAAATCTATAAAAATTCTCACTATTCATGTTGTCATTTTTTATTTTTTGTCCATTCGCTGCTTGATAATCAACATTGTATGGTGGGTCTGTTACTAATAAATCAATAACTTCATTGTTTACTAGTTTTTTAACATCTTCCAATTTTGTAGAATCTCCACACATTAAACGATGATTTCCAAGTAACCAAATATCCTGTTGTTTTGTAAATGTTTCTTCTTGAAGTTCAGGAACATCTATTTCGTCAATTCCATTAATATCAAGTGCTTCTACTGGTAATTGCTCCAATATTTCATCTAAATCAAAACCTGTTAATTTAAAATCTTCACCTATTTTTGAAAGTTCATCAAATAGTTTTTGATAATCCCATTTACCAAGTTCTACTGCTCTTATTTCTGCTATTCTTATTGTTTGAACTTCATCTTCTGAAAGATTATTAATTCTAATGCAGTTAATTTCTTTCATTCCTAGTTCTATTGCAGCTTTTATCTTTGCATAATCACTTACAACATAGTTATTTTCATCAATAATAACTGGAATAATATTTCCAAATCTTTGAAGAATATTTTTATATATTTCTACTTGTTCAGTAGTGATAACTCTTGGATTATTAGCTACTTCTCTAAGTAAATTTAATTCTATTATTTTATTCATAGCTCTCTCCTGGTTTCAAATTGTTTTTTCTTACTGCATAATAAAATCAAGTATCCATAATTTCAGTTTTAGGAATGCAGTGCTATACATTGTTATCACGCGAGAAAAAGTTATAAAAGTATTGAAAATAAAAGGAAAATATTTTTTTAAAGAGTGAAAATAGGATGTTTTTTCATCCTAATTAGTGCAAAAAATTGTTAAATGCTTTTTTGTGTTACATTTAACTTTGCATTTGAAAAGAATAAGATTGTTGAAGAAAAGTTCGAGCCTTTCTATGTTAGAAAAATAATCTCTTTTTGGAGATGCTCTGGCTTGTGAAGTAATTAATATATCTTTTATCTTTTTTCGATAAAAGACAATCCTGCGATAGGATTTATCAGAAAATTGGGTAACAATATCATCTAATATTTTATAATCAAATATCCATTCAAGATTATCTCTTACAATGGAATCTAATTCTCTACATTTAAAATTTTTAAAATTACTTTTTAAGATATTTATAGAATTTTCTAACTCTGCAATAATTATATCAGCAA